ATTGCTGGACTTATCATAACAGACAACATAGATGAGGAAGGTAGATATTCTAAAGGTAAAGTAATTTCAGCTGGTGACAAAGTTGAAGGTATTAAAGACGGTGACATAATAAACTATGACTCTCCTGCAGCTCACGCAATTACCTGGAATGAAAACGTTTACTATGTTATTAAACTTGGAGACGTTATTACAGTAGAATGATACGTGACGCTAACGATTTAAAGCAAACAGGAATCCTTAAGTACTACAGGCTCGTTAGAAAATGGGCTTGTAAGACTCACGGGTTAACTGACGCTGAATTAGAGTTACTTATATATCTAACGCACGAAGATAGGTTTAACAGACAAGATTTTAAAGATGGTACATATATTCATACTTGGGACAAAACTAGGTGGGATAAGCTTAGAAATAGCGGTTGGATAGAAGTATGGAGACATAGGAACAGAACTACTATCAAATATAGTATTTATAAAGTTTCTTTCAAGTGTAATCATCTAGTAAGTCGAATATATAGAATCTTGATGGGTGAAGAAGATGTTCCAACTCATGAAAAGAGTGTGTTCTACAAAAACGAAACATATACTGATAAAGTCTTTAATAAAGCTATTGACGATATGATAAACGATAAAGATAGGTAGTTATGGCATTTAAGATGAAAGGCATGGTCTTTAAAGAAGAAGGACCAGTTAAACCAAAAAGCATGATAGCGGCAGAGATTGAAGCACCAGAAGGTGATCCAACTTTTGAACATGGTTTTGAAGAGTCTGAAAAGATGATGGAACTAAGAAGAAAAGGTTTAATACCTGATTCTCAAAGTTTTATAAAGAAAGGTAAAAACAAGAAGTAATGGCTTTTAAACTAGGTAAATCAAAAGGATTACAAGCTAGTGGTGGAAACATCAGTAGTAAGTTTAGTTTTAGGAAAACTGATCTTGGCGTTCCTGGTGTTCCTGTTTACAAAAAGAAGCTAGATGATAACGTACTGGGTGAAGCTAACATGGATGGTAGTATTTATATATCAGAAAGTGTAGATGAAAGCAGTGAAGAACTAGCTAGAGTTATGAACCATGAAATGCAACACGTTACAGCTATGAAGATTGGTAGTGAGACGTATGACGATAACGCAGTTTATTTCAATGGAGAGGTTTGGCCTAGAGGTGAAGGTTATATAACGAATCCTCATACTGGTAAGAAATTAAAAGAGGGAGACACAAGTCTACCTTGGGAAGCAAATAAATTAGACTAATGTTAAACAATATACTAGGAGGAATACTAGGCAAAGTAGTAGACAATGCGGAGGGTATACTTGATAAGGTCATTACTACGGACAAAGAACGTGATGAAGCTAAGTTTGCTATTAAGAAGTTACTTCTTGATGCGGAGCGTGAAGCGTTTACAAAAGAAGTTGAAGATCGCAAGGATGCTAGAAGTATGTATAAGGATGATGCTATCATTCAAAAAATAATAGCAATACTGTTTACGGTTGCTTACTTTGGCCTAACTTATACAATGTTTAAATACTTTGTTTTAAATGAGTTAGAATTAAGTGATTATGAAATAGGATTTATATCAACAACGTTTGGAGCTATGTCCGCAAAGGTTAATACTATTATAGACTTCTTCTTCGGTGGAAGTTCGCAAAAACAAGATAAACAAAAATAAGATGTCAAGAAAACAAAAATTATTCTTAAACGAGTCTGCCATGGGTTATATGGGTAGCAAAATAGTAACAGGAACTACAGTTATTTCTGTTTCCACTGGAACTTTCTATGCAATACAATTTATAACAGACTGTACTCCAACGGCACTAACTATGCAAGGAAGCACTGGTACTTTTAATGGTATAGTATATAAAGCTGGTACAGTAATATATGGTGACGTATTAACTATCACTGCTGCAGCTGGTGAGTCTTATATTTTATACCTAGTATAATGGCATTAGGTTTAGGACTAGGACTACAAAATGAAAATAAGGTTTCTTCAGGAGCTGCTTTTAGCTTGACTGACGTTGCAGGATTGCAACTATGGGCTAAGAACAAAGCAGATGTGACTACTGGATCTACCTTAACTTGGGCTGATCAATCTGGCAACGGAAATGATCTAACTCAAGTTGTCGCAAACTCACAACCTACTTATGCTAGTGGTGATGGATCTTTTGATTTCACTGGCTCAAATAACTCTGTACCTTTATATATGGATATGGATGCCACACTGTCGCTACAAGCTTTTAGTGCATTCTACGTAGTAGAAATGACTATTGATGCTACTAATGAGTTCTATGGTCTTTCCCAGCTTGTAACTGACGCTAACAATAGGCACATACAAATGTTTGGTAATACTACCGCAACGTTTAGTTACCTTATTGGAGGCTCTGGTTCTACTACTAAAGTAAACGCCTTGCAAAACACTAGTAATGCTCCTACCAACGGTACAAAATTTATATTTGGTGTTAGTAAGGATGCTATCTCTAGCGGAACTACTGTTTTCACTAATGATGGTGACACAATGAACTCGTCTACTACATATACTAGTACTACGGCTGTTCAAATCAATTCTTTAGGCTACAAGGTTAATGGTGGTAGAAGTTTTGACGGCAAAATATATGAGGTTGCTTTTTACAACCAATATATAAGTGGTGATGACTATACTAACATAATTAACGACTTAAAGTCTAGGAACGGAATATCTTAATATGAAATACTATATAAACAACGAGAGAGAAACAAGGAGAGTGTTAGCACTTGTTGATGCTGGATTAAAGTTATCTAGCCCCAATACTACATCATTAATATTCCCTGTTTATAGAACAACTGACTTTACTTTTGGAATAAATACAAATGAAGAACAATACTTGACGGCAGATGACTTGCTGCATGTTTTTGAAAATGAGCCTGATATAGCGGAGGGAGTTGCTCCTGTAAACTTGGCTTAATATTATTAATAAAATTAAATTAAATTAAAATGGCAAAAAGAAAAACTCCTAAGGTTACTGACCTTAGACCAGACTCAATTACAAATGAGCAATTAATAAAATTGCAAGGTATTGTAAAAGCAATTAACACTACACAAGCAGAAATTGGTATGCTAGAAAGCAGAAAGCATAATCTACTTCACCAAGTTTTTGAATTCCAACAAGTATTGTCTAAGTTTCAAACAGAAATAAAAGAACAGTATGGTACTGACGAAATAAACATTTCAGACGGTAAAATATCTTACTAACGATGAGTAAGATAATTCGAAAAATAACAATAGGCAAAGATTATAAAATTGACGCCATGCACTACTCTGTTGGACAGAACGTATATGGTGGTCATACTATTTGTAATATTATAGAATCGGAAGAAAAATACTCTATATACATTAGAAAAGATGATGATGTATTACCTTGGAAAGATTTCAATAAAAATATGGCTATATCAATTGAGTATAACTTAGAATATTAATGCAAGCATTATTTGATTATATAATAAAACCTAAAGGTAAAAGATACAATAACTCTATTGATGTAGCTGGTACTGAATTACTAATTAATACAGAAGTGTTCAACCATGAGTTTGTCAACAGAGAAGCTGAAGTTTTGGCTGTGCCTAAAAACAATAAGTCTGAAATTAAAGTTGGAGATACTATAGTAGTACATCACAACGTGTTTAGAAGGTGGCACAACATTAGAGGTGAAGAGAAAAACAGTAAAAGTTACTACAGAGATGGAACTTATATTGTAAGAGAAGATCAAATATTTTTACACAAGCAATTAGGTCATTGGCAGCCGTTAAAAGGATATTGTTTTGTACAACCTATTAAATCTATAGATAAGTTTGATGAAGCAAAAGAAAGACCTTTAATTGGAATAGTAAAATATACGGATGGAACTGTTAACATGGGTGACTTAGTAGGTTTTACACCATTTAATGAATTTGAGTTTGTTATTGATCAACAGAGACTATACAGAATAATATCACAAGACATTTCAATTAAATATGAATATCAAGGAAACGAAGAAAAGTATAATCCAAGCTGGACATAAAGCCGTTGAGGAACTTATCAAAGTTGCAAAAGAAGCTATTGTTGACGGTGATGATGACATTACTGCCGATAGACTTAAGAACGCTGCTGCTACAAAGAAGCTCGCTATCTTTGATGCCTTTGAGATACTTAATCGTATTCAAGAAGAACAAGATTTGCTTGATGGTAAGACTCCTGAAGATAGAAAAGACAAAGTTTTTAAAGGTTTTGCAGAAGGTAGATCTAAATAATGTACGAACAAACTCTATATAAAATAGTAGATCCAATTAGATCTAACACTATCAAAAGACTTAACAAGTCTAAGAAGTGGAAATACGGTTATGACAAAGAGCATGACGTAGTTGTTATATCTAAGACTGGACAGATAGGTGAGATATATGAAATTGAAGGATTAAAAATAGCTTTACCTAAAGCTTCATCTAATGTTTTCGAACACGAGACTAAAAAGTGGGTTGCATTTGAAAATCCTAAAGCATTATCTAAACTAAAAAACATATTTGACTGGAGAGATTATCCTGAAGATCAAAAAGATCAATGGTATGGATATATTGACGAAGAGTTTCAACGTAGAGAAGATGGCTTTTGGTTCAATAACGACGGAGACAGCACTTATATAACTGGTACTCACTACATGTACTTACAGTGGACTAAGATTGACATAGGTCGCCCAGACTTCAGAGAGTCTAATAGATTGTTCTTTATATTCTGGGAAGCTTGCAAGGCTGACACAAGATGTTATGGTATGTGCTACCTTAAAAATAGACGTTCTGGTTTTTCTTTTATGAGTTCTGCAGAAACAGTAAATCAAGCTACAATATCAAGTGATGCTAGGTTTGGCATATTATCCAAGTCTGGTGCCGATGCAAAGAAAATGTTTACAGATAAAGTTGTGCCTATATCTATTAATTATCCTTTCTTTTTTAAGCCTGTTCAAGATGGTATGGATAGACCTAAGTCTGAATTAGCTTATCGTGTACCAGCTTCTAAGTTTACTAGAAAGAAAATACAATCGAAAGAAACTCTAGAAGAAATAAAAGGACTAGACACTACTATAGACTGGAAAAATACGGGAGATAATAGTTATGATGGTGAAAAACTTGCTTTATTAGTCCACGATGAAAGTGGTAAGTGGGAAAAGCCAGATAATATATTAAACAACTGGAGAGTTACAAAAACCTGCCTTAGATTAGGTAGTAGAATCATTGGTAAGTGTATGATGGGTTCAACATCAAATGCTTTAGATAAAGGTGGTTCTAATTTTAAAAAACTATATAACGACAGTGATGTCACAAAAAGAAATGCAAATGGTCAAACACGTTCTGGTTTATACTCTCTGTTTATCCCAATGGAATGGAACTATGAGGGCTTCATTGATGAATTTGGAAAACCTGTGTTCGATACTCCCCGACGAGACGTTCGTGGACCCGACGGTGAATTAATAGACATAGGTATAATAGAGTATTGGAATAATGAAGTAGAAGGTTTAAAAGGAGATCAAGATGGTTTAAATGAATTTTATCGTCAGTTTCCAAGAACTAAAGAACACGCTTTTAGAGACGAGACTAAAAGTAGTCTATTTAATCTAACTAAAATATACGAGCAAATAGATTATAACGAAGGTATAAGAAACACGTCTGTAGTAACAACAGGAAGCTTTCAATGGATTAATGGAGTTAAAGATACTAAAGTAGTTTTTACTCCTGATCCAAATGGAAGGTTTAAAGTTAGCTGGGTTCCGCCTAGAAATCTTCAAAATAGAGTGATAGTTAAAAATGGAATTAAATATCCTGGTAACGAACACGTTGGAGCATTTGGCTGTGATAGTTA